CCGTTTCAATGACTGCCTTCTTGATGTCGGCATCGGCCATGTCGGCCTTTACTTCAACGCCTGCGGCGGTTGCCTTGCCAACGATGTCGAGACGGGCCTTCACGGCGGCGTCAATGCGGGACGGCATGTCGGTTTCGGCCTTGTCGAGGCGTTCCTTGTAGGAGTCGCGTTCGCCTTCGGCGGCGGAAATCTTGGCGTTCAGCTTTTCGGCTTCGGCCTTGGAATCCTTGCGGAGCTGTTCAAGTTCCTTTTCGAGGCCATCGGCGCGATCGACTGCCTTGTGATAGGCGGCAATTACCTGGGGCTCCGCCTGGTAGTCAGCCCCGTCCAAGTGAATCTTATCCATCTTGTCCTCGTTTTGGTTGTTGTTTACTTCATACTTGTTCATGTCGGGGAGTGTAGGCGTTCCGGCGGCGTCCATACGGATAGAGTTGCCGTCACCGGCGCGTGGAACTGGAACCAAGGCAACATGATTGTAACGGATGTTACGTTGGATGCAGTCATACTTCATGCCCATCCACGTTCCGCTCGTCCATTCAATATCGCATTTATAGCCGCAAGAGAGCGAACGCGCGGTGCCGTTTTCCACGGCGTCGATGCCGTCCTTCTTGGTCGCGGCCAGCGAAACGTAGACGCGGTAAGAATCGGTGGTTACATCCGAACCGACGGAGCCGACTTGCAGGGCCTCGATATTTTCGGGCGTAACGGCTTCTTCGGGGTGCAAAAGTGTCAAAGGCTTAAGGCGTAGCGAGGCGAGCGAATCGGCGTTGAAAACTTCTTCGGGCAAACGGAGCTCGCGACGTTCGGAGCCGTCCGGGTTGCGGTAAGAAAAAACACCGATTGAAGTCACGGGCGCACGGGCCACAAGGAACCCCTCGTCTGTCTTTTCGGCGGGCGAGGTGGCGTAATCGATGGCGTCTTCGTACCAGTCGAGGCGGCTTTGGGCCGCTAAAATCTTGTCCTTCTTATCCTTCATGACCTAAATATAATAAAAAAATAACAAAATAATAACAAAATTTTTTACAAAAAATCCACAAACAAGGGGACGGCGTTTAAAAACCGTCCCCTACGGGGTCAAAATTCACTGGATTTCGTCTTCGGGGTATTCGACTTCTTCGAGCAAGTCGGCAAGCGGGTCGTCCATGGGAAAATCCTTGACGGCCTCAAACACCTTCTCGTCGGAGACATCATCCTTGAACTTGTAGTCTATGCCGTCACGGCTCAAGACGACCGCTTCGACCCAGCGGTTATATATGATAGAATAGCCCTTCAATAGGCAGTAGTCTTCAAGTTCCGTTGATTCAGTCAGCTTTTCGGTAGTCATTTTAGCTGGCCTCCTTTATCAAATCTAATACAAAATCGCGTGAAGTGGGCAGATATTTTTCGAGAAGCTCCCTGCCGTTGTCGTTCGGGCTCGACAACATTTCGAGAATTTCGGCGAAGGCTTCCACCGACTTGTTCGCCTCGCCGTCCCGTCCTCTCCAGTATCGGGAGCCGTGGCCCAGGTTGCCGAAAAAGTTTTCTTTCCCGGTTCCGGCCTCGAACATATCCGAGAACGCGCCGAACACGGAATCTTCGTCCCCTCCCTTCTTCGTTTCCTTGACAAGATTTGTCAGCGTCTTGCTGAACTTGTCGATGGTCGTGAGGCTTCCAGGATTCTCGTAGCGTTCAATCCGGTTCAAGACATAGTCCGAGACGATGTTGGTTTTCCCGTTTACAAGGGCCTCGAACATTTCGCGGTTTTCAAGGGTGCCGAGAATGGCCATGGTCTTTCTGTGCGTCTCGATGTCGTTCACCTTGCCCATCGCGGCCCTTATCCAGTCGTAACGCCACGAACCTTCGGCCTTCAAGGCTTCGGCAATGGCGGCCCTGCTTTCGTTCGGTATCGACTTGACAAGGCCCTTGATGGTGTCGAGCCGTTCGGCCTTTACCGCCGTAACAATAGGGTCTATCAGTTCGTCCCTTACGATTTCGCCAAGGTTCCTGTTGCCGAACTTTGCCGACTTCAAGGTAGACGCGTAAACGGCGCCCTTGCTTCGCCCTATCTTCCGGTCTATGGCGTGGCCCACCTCGTGCACGATGTCGCCGCCAGTGGCCCCAGCTTTCTTGATCTTGACTTCAAGGAAAAAAGAACCGAAGGCGCTCCTGGACGAGCTTTTGAGTTCACGCACGAAAGACAGAAAAGTGTTCGAGTAGGCAAGCTGCGATTCGCCGTCGAGCCTCTTGATTCTCGAAAAAGCATCATTCTTCACGCGGTTCGGAATCTTCGAGGATTCGGGGAACTTTGCGGAAAGCGATCTTAAAAATTCCTTTTCGCTTGCAAATATGCCCACGTTTTCAGCGACGGGTTCGGGTTCGTTCGTGGTGGGCGGCGTCACCTCTTCGGGTTCGGCTGGCAAGTCGGAGCCCTCGACGCCTTCAAGCTCGTTCCAGTTCGGGACGGCCACGCAACGGCACATGATAGCCATTCCGGGGTGGAAGTACGGGGCGTCACCGGCGCGTTTCACCCATTCGCCGTTTTCTAGCCACACGGTCGGATCATCCCAGCGGCAAATCTTGCCCTGCATGACAAAATGAGACGGCAACGCCTTCGGGTATAGGCCGCTGGGGTCGCCCCTGACGCGTTCATCCTGGGCCGTGTCCCAGACATATGTTTCAAGGCCCGCATCGGTCATGCGCCCCTGCGTTAGCGACGAGTTAAGCTTTGCGGTCTGGTCTCGCGCTATGATTCGGGCGCGGCGGTAGCTTATGCCCGGAAGGTCCGCATTTATCAGGGCCGTTACTTCCTTTGCGCTCTTGCCGACCTTCACGCCGTCGCGGATTCTTCGGGCCACCGTGTCGAGCATGTCCTGCGTGGCCTTCGTGATAAGCGTCACCTGTTCGCGCGACCATTCATCCAGGACATTCTTTAGCCACGGTTCGTCTTCCGCGAAAACCTCGCCGATGGCGATTTTCTTAAATGCGTTCAGTTCGCGGCGGTTGAATTCGGAAAGCGACTTCGAAACGCTGACGATGGCACCGAGGGCGGGGCCGTTCGTTCCAGGAACGGGCTCCAGGTCTTGCAGTGCGTCCACGCGCGGCACCATCATGGGTACGGCTATCTTGGCGTATTCATTCCACCGCTTCGACATGAAACGGTTAATGGCGGCGGCATATTGCCGTTCAAGCGAAAGCGGGTACTTCCATTTTAGGCCCTTAAGGCGGCGCAACTTGACTTTTGTCATGCCGCCCGCCCGCTTAAGGTCGTTGATAAACTTGCTCGTATGAATCATTTATACTGTTCCCCCGTTACGTTATGCCCCGGCACCTTCGCCCTCGTCCTTGTCGAGGTCAATGATGGCCTCGTCTTCCACGCTGGTTTCAAGCGCATAGCCGCCCACAAAGCGGTTCTTTCTCACCTCCTCCTGCGAAAGCACACCGGAATCCACATAGTTCTTGTCGGTACGGCTCTGGATTTCGCGGGTCTCGGCATCCGTCTTCTGGTCGCGCTTGGAAAGCGGGTTGAAATTGACCGTGAGCGATTCCTTGGATGTGTCCACGGTCTTTGTCTTCGCGTTCAGTATGCCCATGAGCTTGTAAAGCGGCGGCGCAAGCTGCGCCTGTTGCAAGCCGGCAACGTAGGAATTGAAGTTGTCGTCGTCACCCTCGCCCGTGGCGTTCATGCCAGCGGCGGAACGACCAAAAAGCAGGGTTACGGGGATTCGGTAGGAACCGGCGACGCTCATGGCCTGTCTGTCCCATATTTCAGGGAGACCGGCAAAGGAGAAGTTTTCGCGGGTGCAGTCTTCGCCTTCGCCAAGCATAACGCCATTGATGATGCTCTTCTGTTCGTCGATGGCTTCCATTCGGGTCTCGATGGCCTTGTAGTTGTTTTCGGACACAAGCTGTTCAAGGTTCGACATCTTGTACTTGACAATCGAACATTCCTTTACGAGGTGCGAGATTCCCTGCACCGTAGTGCCGAAGTGGCCCGCGTCTTCAAGGCCCTCGTAGATAGCGGAGAGACCCCAGAACTTCTCATAGTCGAGCCAGCCGGGGAAAGCAGCGTCTACTTTCGTTACGGACTTGAAAACAAGACAGCGTGAGGCGTGCACCGTGAAGAAAGTGCCGGATGCCGTCTGCAAGATGTAGCGTTCGAAACTCTCGAAATACAATGATTCCGGCATCTTCACCGTTTCCATCATCGACAACATAACGCGGGTGCGCGGGTACACACGAAGCCCGCGAATAGTACCGCCCTTGGACGGATCCCATGGCAAATCCCATTCACCGGCACCGGCCACGTCGAGAACGATAATTGCACCGCCGAAAACACGCGCCCACTTCAATGCCTCTATGATCTTTGCGGGGCCGTCTAGCTTCTGGAACGCCTTGTAAAGTGTGCCGTCGTCGCCCTCGACCTCAAAGCCGTTCTGCATCATCTTCTCTGCTACGATGTTGACGGCGTTTTTTACGCGACCGTCGGTATAGTACAGGCTCTCAAGCTGTATATCGACAAGGCGCGGGAATCCAGGCACGACGTCGATATTGTTGGATGTCCCGACAAGAGACTTGTCTTTGTTCATTCCGAGCCCGGCCAAAACGTTTCTCCAGGCGTCGGTGCGGAAAAGGCTGGATAGTTTCACCATTTTTCTTTTCTCCTAGTTTGTCTTTTTTCCTTTGTTCTTATTGATAGAGGCCGGAAACACCGCCGCCACGGTAAAAGGCCTGTCGCAAGAGGGAGGACGCGCTGTCGGGCGCGTCTCGCGGGTCTTGGCCCGGTCGGTAGTCGTTGACCTGGTTCAAATAGTTCGGGTCTGTATTCGGATCCCATACGATTCGCTGCCAGTATTTTTTCAGGAACGAAACGATCTTTATATCCTTGTTCATGCTCTCGGCATAGGCGCGGACGGTCGGGAATCCTGGAATACGCCGCAGTTCTCCAGCCGCCATGCCCTTGTCGGGGTTCTTTTCGATGTGGAACGTGCGAACGTTGCGGTTCCTGCACTCGCGGGCGAAATCCAGCTTGCAGTCCTCGAAAGTGCCGGTGTAGATCTTGCCGTAAGCCTGAATCTTTCCGTCGGGGCGCTCCGCCATGATGGTGAGTGCGTTCGTACAGGAGCCGTCCCACGCGGCATCCATGTGGCCGTGTACTCGCGTAGGCCTGATAGACCAGTCCCACTCGCCGTAGATAGGCTCGTCGAAAATCTGGCCTTCATCCTTGACGCTCGTATCGAGCATGTAGTTTATGGCAAAGAGTGAGGCCGTGGTAGTAGACCGTTTTTCTTCGAGCTCTTGCGGGCTCAATATCTTCGTGTCCTGCGGCCTGTACTTGATGGCGTCGGGAATGACGAGGTTGCCCGCGTCGTTCTTCATGGCCCAGGCATCGTCGTAGTGCCACGGCGTGCCTACAAACAGGCAATTCTTGCCGGGGTCGATGATGTTAGTCATGATTTCAAGAACGCCCTGCTTCACCATTTCGCGGTGTGCGCGGGAAAGCCTGTCCTTGATGGTGATAATATCGTCGCAAAGGATGCGGTCGTAATGTCGGCCAGTCGGCACCTGGTTGATGCCGTAGGCGTCGATGGAGCCTTCCTTCGTGATGGTTCGCTTGAAGTCGTATGTGACCGAGCCGAAGGGAGCGCGGACCTCGCTAGGGGCCTTGCCGTGAAGATAAGCGAAGAGCGACTGAATGGCCGGATTCCTCATGTACGCCTTGATAGTTTCGAGGGTGGACGCGGCTTCCGTCCATGTCTCGCGCACGAGCGCGATGCGTTCGGACGGGTGGAAAAGCAGATAGTAGACGATGCCCACCTCGGTGATGGCGGTCGTCTTGTATGCGCCACGGTGCGCCATGAGCGAGAAGTGCCTGCCGCCCGGAGAGTCCCAGACCATCTTGCACCAGTCGGAGTGCAGCGGAGTGAGCTTCGTCTTTCCTACCATGTGGCCCAAGAGGTGCGGGTAGTCCCGCACCCTTTCGACCAAATCCGGAGTCCATTGGAAAGCCATAACAGCAACCCCCGCCCTTTACCCTAGACCTGAAAAAACGGTAATGGAAGGCTCGGCGGCGTTCGTTCCGCTTGCGCCTTCCGTCTTTGCGGCACCGTCTGCACCGTTAGCGGCTTCGGCGGGCGCGACCGATTCGGGCTGCTTCGGTTCCACCTTTCGGCCCTGGGCAAACAGGGTGGAAAGCATGAGTTCGGTGTCCGGCGTCATGGTCGAAGTCTGCGTTTCTTCTTCGGTGAACTTCATGCCGGCAAATTCCGCGATCTTCAAAAGACGGTCGGCCTCGCCGTCTTTTAACGCCTTCAAAAGCGCACGGTAAAAAATGAGCTTATCGACACGCTCCAGACGCGTGATCTTGATGCCGAGTCCTTTTAATTGCTGGTAAAGCGGTTCGGGCACCTTGATTCGTTCTGTAACGACATCGTGAATGTCGGCAAGAAGCATCTGTTTTTGTTGCTTCTGCGATTTCTTGGCCTCCGCCCCTCGCTTTCCCATCATGACGGCGGTTTCATGGTCGCGAATCGGGACAAGGTTCTTTCGTCCGTCATATTTTGCCTTAGCCATTGACACCCCCGACAAACTTAAACGAACAGGTCTTTACTTTTCGTAAATTTTGCGCCAAGCTTTTGCCCATCGTGCTAGTGTTGCCCATAGGTCGGCAAACATCGCAATTTTTTAACAAGAACTTGCCGGAATTGATTAAACTCTTACTAAAGTTTTTTAATGTCGTTACAATTCTGAAATCGTAACCCTCTTTCTTGTAAAGTTCGGCAACGGCGGTAAGGAACTTGACGCCAAGACCGATTCCCTGGTAGTCCGGCAAGATAACAAGACGAGAGCAACGCCTCATGTTTTTAACTTTCGGATGCGGAAACGGCATGACGGCGCAAAAACCTACAATCTTTTCTTGACCGTCAAAAAGACCGTAACATTTGCATTGAGGCGCCAGGTCATTGTTCAAATAGTGATAACGGCTAAATTTTGCACATTCTTCGCGCCCGCACTTTCTAACAAAGAAGTCTGTTTTTGGGTGCGGGCCAATGGAAAATTTTGCTTGTAATCGTCCGTGCAAAAAGTGAAATCCGGTTCTAGCCATTCTACCACGTCCTTATGGCACGAAACAGCCAAGAATTTCTTTTTGTGTTTTTTGCAGTATCGAGAAACAGCCAGGGAACAAACTTTGGCGACTTGACGATCCACAACGGACGTAAACTCGTCGAAAACAAAGAAGTCTCTTTCTAGCAAACCACGCGCCAAGGTGACGCGCATTTTCTCGCCATTTGAAAGAACATGAAAAGGCCGCACCCAGGAAGGCACCGAGCCCATACCAACGGCATAAAGCGTCTTTGAGATTTCCTCGAACGGGATGTCCTTTTGGAAATCGTCTAAAAACGCCCCCCCCCCCCCCACGAAAATTCGTCAACGACGGCATCCGGGAAAAGTTCTTTTACGAGGGTAGTTTTCCCAGTACCGCTTGCGCCGTAAATAAGGCCCACGCTCCAGTCTTCGGGTATTTCAATTTCGCCCTTAAAGTGAACATCTCCCTTGCTCTTGTCCATGTCAAAATCGGAAAGGACACGCGCAACGCGGTATGTTTCTTTCACATCAAGTTTTTTTACAATGTCGAAAGACGGCATTTATACCCCTCCCCCGACAATTTTTCAAAAATTTCTTGCTGTTCAATTTCGTTTTCACATTCCACAATAATCTGGAATGTTTCGGAAAGATTTACGCCCTTTTCTTCGGTTCCGTTTTCTTTCTCGTCGGCAATTTTGTCCAGATTATCGTCAAACCCGAAATCGCCCATGTCAATGTCCGAAATTTCGGCAAGTTCGCCCAATTCTTCGCCCAAGAGGTTCATTTCCCACTCGGAGAACTCGGCAACTTTATTGTCCGCGAGACGCAGGGCCTTAACCTGGGCGTCGGTCAAATCGTCGGCAACGATGCAGGGGACTTCCGCCATGCCGAGGGACTTCGCCGCTTCCAGTCGTGTATGACCGGCAATAATGACGCGGTTGGAATCTACGATGATAGGCTGCTTGAATCCGAATTTTTCGATGGACGCCTTGACATATTTTACCGCACCGGCGTTTTTTCGCGGGTTCTTATCGTAGGGTCTAACTTCGGGAACGGGCAGCATGATGATAGCCCTAGCTGTCTTTCGCTCGAAGTTAGAACCGTTTTTTTCGTCATTTTCCATGATTTTAGCTTCCTGTTTGTGAGACTTTGTAGCAAAAATATAACTTTTTTGTAACGAAAAAGCCAACAAAAAGTAAAACGGCAAACAAAACGTAAGTAAAAAATATCAAAAATTTTCGCCCTTACTCTTACACAACATACATAAATTGTGTATATTTACAACGTAAAGCAAAAACAAACGAGGTAAAAAAATGACACAGAAACTTATCACCGCCGCAATCACCAACGCTTCCAAGAAGTTCGGCCTCTATTCCCAGGATGGAAAGAGGGGCAAAGCCGTGGTTCTCGCCCGATTCTTCACCCCTGCATCAAACATGACCTGGTACATGACCGAATTTGATCCGGAAACGGGCGACGGCTTCGGCGTGGTCGTCGGTAGCGCGACCGAATGGGGCTATTTCAACGTGAACGAAATGCAGAACGCAAAAATGCAGTCCGGCCTTTTCCGTGGTATGCAAGCCATTGAACGCGACATCCACGTTACGCCCAAGAAGCAGACCCTCATCGAGTGCATGAAGTCTTACGGTGACGAAATCCCGAGCTGGCTTTTGCCCAAAGAAGAAGAAAAAGCCGCCTAAATCCACAGAATCGACAACATATCAACAGTCCAGCGAGGGGCTTTTTTGTTGTTTCATGTAAAACTATGCACATATTCGCATAAACGCCATATTTTCTTTTGCACAGAAACGCGCATTTAAGGCGTTTTTATTCTCGCCCGTCTATTTGCTTGACGAAACAAGAAAAACGCGACCAGGGCGCACGCTATGAAAAAAGCGAATATTTCAAGTTGGAAAGGCCGGAATAAAAAACTGAATCTTGAAAAAAAACCTTTTTCGTGGTGCCGCGAAAAAGGTAAATAGATTTTGACAGTCAAAAGACAGTCTATTGACGGTCAAAAGACGGTCTTCGATAGTCCTTTCCCCTATACACACCCTAAAGATGAAAAAGAAAAATATGTAATGAAATGAGATGTAATGAAATGAGATGTAATGAAATGGTTCAACGCCCTACAAACCCCCTTTTAAGGCCCTACCAACCCCCTTTAAAAAAAATCGTTTAATAAAAATCAAAAATTTACATAAAATTTTAAAAGACTATTGCAAAAATGATTTTTTATTTATAAATTATCTACAAAAAGGCGAAAGAACCCGGAAGGCACAAAGATAATGACGGCAGAAGAAGAAAACTTGCAGGTGCAAGAAATGCAGCGAGCAGAGGCTAAACTTGACGAGCTGAAGGAAGAAAACCAGAGGCTCCGGATAAAGGTTGGACTCCTAGATAATGCCAATAAATACCTGAAGTCCCTGCTCAAGGCGAACTTTGCGGACCATCGCTGGCGTTCTACCAGAAAGCTATATCCTACATCCGGAAACAAGGAAATCGTCTACAATGTCGCCGGGAATTATCGGATAGGATTTTGGGACCATAAGAAAAAATCTTTTGTAAACAAGTTCAACGGGCACATGATCAGCTTCATGAAGGTGGCTTCTTGGTGCTACCTGGACAACTCCATGGACGGGTATGGGAAAGTCCCTGCAGATGTTAGGCAGGCCATCGATGAATATAGAGATGAGCGCCGCAGATGGACAAATCGTGAAGGATTTAATGACGACGGCGATGAAATAGAGATAATCCCTATTGACGGGATCGCCGACGACGACGAATACTTCGTAACAATCGATAGCGACGGAACCGCATGGATAAACGACTCGCCAACCTTTAACATCCTGAACTTTATAGAAGTTTACAAAAACGGCGAAAAGATTGAATTTTAAATACAAGGAGCTAAAATGGCTGAAATCAAGAGTGAAACCCGAACCGTACTCATGGACGCGAAGGCCGTCCAGCGAGTAGAGGAATATATCGAAAAGACGCGCAGCGAGAAGGGCATACGCCTTACTATCGGAAACGTGCTCGCGATGGCCTTGGACAAGATGCTCAACGATGAAGGTGTGTAATGGCGGTTTCTTCTATCCATGTCGAACTGGATAAGTTTTTCCACGAGACAAGGGGACTAAACAAGGACAACTGCTGGGAATGGTTCGAATCGTTCCGAAACACCCTGCTATACAAGGGTTACGAGGAAAACCCGCACCCCTACGCCTTGGCCCTGCTTGACGAAACTGAATGTTACTCGGCATATTGCGCCGTCTGTAACATCGAAGGGCGCGTCATTGCCGAACTCGAACGCAAGAAGGAAGCCTTTGACTTTGAAAAGGTTTACAAGATTTGCATGGAGAAAAAAGGCAGTGATTACGCGCAGTTGAAGGAAAAGGAGTCCCGCTATCTTGAACTACACCCGGAAGCGAACAGGTGGCGCGACAACAACAGAACGCCGTCCACGAAGTCCAAGGCGAAAAAGGCCACCGAAAAGCACGATGCCGAACAGACGCGGAACGATCCAGAACCGCCGAAACCGCAAGTAACCGAAATGAAGAAAACGCCCGACCAGCTTGTATGGGGGCAGTTCGAAAATGTTTTATTGACGCAGAAGCAACACGACGATTTTTGTGTCCATGTCGGCAACGTGAACGAGGCAAACAAGATCATAGATTCATTGTCTTGCAAGCTGGAGGACGGCTCCTTCAACTCCTCGAACCACTATGCCACGCTCATGTACTGGGCGAGCTACCGCAAGGAGAAGGCAGCGGAGGCCGTTGAAACCGCAAAGGCCAGGGCGGCGGCAAACGCGGAGGCTTTCGGCAACGTAGACCGCCGCACACCGTACCAGAAGAACCAGGACGAGCTGCACCAGCTCTACGTCCTGACTTCCGATAAACTTAAGGAGCTGAAATGAGCAACGAAGAAATTGCGAACGCCGTGGTCAACGAGCTCACCCTCGCGTACATGCAGGCCGGTTCGAAAATCTCTACGGCAAACGCCATCGACGTGGCGAAGTCCCTATGCGAATCTCTTGACTTCAAGGACGCCGTCGAGGTCAAGGCGGCTTTCCGACGAGCCAAGATGGTGCAAGACATCCCCACCCAGCGCACACTAGCCGAGGCGCTCGCAAACCACCGAGCAGAGACATACTCGCGGGCGCCGTCGATCCCCCTCATCGAGAATCGCGACCCGAGAGCGGCTTGGCTACCGAAGTCACAGATGATGCGCAACATCAATATGATGACCGCCATCAGGAACCTCTCCGCGGCCATCTCCGACCGCGAGTACATTGAGTACTGCAAGGCGCATGTCACCAAGACGGAACTGCGCGGCGACAAGGTAGTGGCGGTATACGCTAACCTGGATGCTGCACTGGCGTTCGACAGGCCGAAGAAGGCCATGCTCGAAGACCTCTACGAGAAATACTGGCGCCTACTCCCGATGGCCCAGGGCTACCCGAAAGACGCCCCGCTCAACCACGGACTTACGCCGCCGAGCGTGCCTAATTTCAAGGTCATGCTGGCCCGCGAGGAAATATTCAAAAACAAACAATAAAAAACAATCAACAAAAGAGGTAAAACAAAATGATTTACGAAGACTACGATTTTAGGGAGGTAGATGAATGAAGTGCGACGAACTTGAAAAATTTGACGCTGCATCTAACGCCGATTTGTCGGCAGGATACGACCACCGATACGCATATGATGCGGACGAAGTTGACGCAGCCATCGCGGAACTCAAGGCCGAGAACGAAAGGCTGAAGGCACAATTCAACCCATTATACGAGGAACTGAAACTGGTAAAGGACGAAAACGAGAACCTTAAAAACAATCTATTCGTAGTCGAGACCGACATTGCAATGGCTGCGAGGTGGCGCAAGGTGAGCGAAGAATTGCCGCAAAACGGTCAAGATGTATGGGCATACGATTCTAGATCAAAGAGTATCCTGCTTCTTGAATATGAAAAAAGTGATGAAGGCGAAGGTTTTATTGTTTTTCCATACAAGCACGATTTTTTACAAAACATCACTCAATGGATGCCTTTTGAAAAACCGAAAGCGCCGGAGGAGGCCGACAAATGAGCGAACTGAAAGCAGGGGTAATTATAACACCCCACGATGAAGGAATGAGTTTTGACCGAGGTTCAGACGCTATTGCGGTGACAGAACGTGAAACCGAGTTTTACCTCAAGGCCGAAGCCGACAAGGTGATTGCGGAACTGAAAGCGGACTACCAGGAAGCCTGCGACCGCTTGCAGACTGCAAACCTCATCAAGGATGAACAACTTGCAGCGACACGTCACTCCAAACGCAAGCGGTGCCTGGCAATGACGGAGAGGTGCTTGACAGAAAAAGTTTATTGGCATTATCGGTACAATGATTATGGCGACAAAGGGTACACTCGTGAGTACAAGTGGCGTAAAGTCGAATTATGGTGCAAATGGGCTATGCGTTGGCTCAAGATTGCAGAGAAATTCAAGGAGGGTGTCTAATGCCGTGGATAAAAGCAACGCCTAGAATGGGCGGAAAGTTTGAGTTCTCGATGGACGATATTTCAAGGGGAAAGGTTTACAAAACGGCGGAGGAATGTATGGATTCTTTCAGCAGGTTTGAGAAGGACGCCTCCTTCGGGCCGTTGATGACTTGCAGACCGATATTTTTCCCGTTGAACGACGAAGAATTGGATGCCTTCAAGGCAGCGTTTGCCGCAGGCAAAAACAGTGCGGAGGACGACAAGAAAAACGCCAAGATGAACGAGCTTGCCGGGACTCTGGTAGACTTCTTGAAAACGCTTAAAATGGCAGTAGAAAAGGAGGCGAAGTGAACGTCAATATATACAAGAGTGAATACACTGAAAATTGGCATAAAACTGTTGTGTGTGACAGGTGTAATCGAATAATCGCATCAGCCCAATGCAATAAGATGCCTAGAGAAGATGAAGTGAGCATCTGCCGTGATTGTGCGGTTGAGATGTGGACTAAAGAAAAGGAGGCGTGAAATGAAAGCCCTGCTTAGATTTTTTAGACTGCCTTTAATGGCCATAGGAATTGCCATAGAGTTAATGCTGATTCCGATTGCATGGGTGGTAAGATTCGTAGAGGAACATACAGACGAGGATGCGTGAGATGTGCGAGTTAAAAATGACTAACAACCACTGCAAATACTGCAACGGAGAAATTGACGAAGGAAAACCATTATGCGGAGACCTTGAAGATTTAGGAGACGTATGCTGTATGGTAAAGGCAAAAGAAGGATTTGACATTGAGTATTGGAAAAACTTTGAATGTCAGCATTTTGTAAAAATCAATTTTTGCCCGATGTGCGGGAGAAACCTGAAGGAGGCCGACAATGGCAACGATTAAGTACAACGGAATGGAGCTGGAGGAGCAAATATATTCCGAACCAACTATCATAAACGATTCCCGTGAGGCAATCGTTTGGAATGACTATGCCAACAAAGACAGGGTGATAGTTCTCTCTTATGACCCTCGCTCAGACTACCCTGTGCGAAGCAACAACGATCGTATATGGAAGCATTTTGCTTTTATCCCCGAAAAGCCTGCACCTCGCAGGGCTACGAACCGCGAGCTGGCGAAATGGCTGGCGCAGGGGAACGGGGAATTTACTCAGGGCGTTGAGGACAGTAGAGGGGGAGGGCCTTTTACTAAAACGAGTTTGTATTACTCTGCGGATTTGTCTAATGAATTCGTTACTGATGAAGTAAGAGTCCGCAAGTGGGACGACACCGAGTGGCACACTCCCGATGTGGAGTACATGGGTATAACAGAAGAGAAAACATACGAAGATGTCGTGAAAAGGGAAGGCTAAAAAATGAACAGCAAGCAATTTATAGAAATCCGTCGCCTAATCGAAAATGAATTTTCGCACGCCGTCACAAAGCACCCGAAATTCTGCGACCTCTTTATAAACAAGCAGACGGACTGGGCTAGACTTGAACGCATTATAAAGCGGGAGAACGACGAGAACACGCCGCCGTACTACGCCGAGAACATTCTTCTTGAAGAAGTGGCCGAGGCCTTCAACGCCTATTCCAATGGCGACATGGAACACGCCCTGCAAGAATTTGCACAATGTGGAGCCGTTGTAATGCGTTGTATGGGATTTGTCATTCAGAAGCTGGAACAGGAGAAACAAACAAAAATGGAAAAGGCTAAAAGAAATGGCTAGTAGTATCTACCAAATGGCACGGCAGCGAATCGCCGGAGCAACGATCAAGACGCCGACAAAGAAAGTCACGCTTTCGGCGTGCGGGCGCATCGTCAAGGCGAAGGAAGCGAAGAAACAGAGGGAGAAACACGAACCAACGCCCGAAGAAATCGAGGAACGGAAAGCCAGGCAGCGCAAGTATTCACACGAATGGTACTTGAAGCACAAGTCCGAATGTACGGCGAAAAGCAGGGAATGGGCCAGGAACAACCGCGAGAAGGCGCGAAACTTTAGCCGGAACTATTACTGGTCGCACAAGGAAGAGCGAAATGCGGCAAGCAAGAAGTGGCGCGAAGAGCACAAGGAAATCTACAATGCCCGCATGAGGGCGTACAGAAAGAAGCAAAAAGAGAAAAAGCAAGACAATGACCCTTAAATTTGGCCCGTTTTCGGGCATTTTTTTTGTTTATAAAAATTTTACATTTTTTTTATAAAAAATATCTTGACAAGTTATAAAGAATTATGTATATTATAGACATAAAGACGAGGTTAATAAAATGAGACATCAGAACAACATGAAGACATTATTCTGCGAATACGGCCTGGAATACGAAGGAATGTATCGCCGTAACGCCGAGAGCGATAAACTGTGCGCCAAATTCACAAAAGACGACAAGGTGATTTGGCGTAACATCTACAAGAGCAACGGCAACGAATACATCAAGTACGACGGCCGTGAATTTTTCTTCGACTAATCACAAGGAGCACTAATGGGTTATACAACTTTAAGACCGACCAGCATCACGCCGAAGGCGCATGAACTGGCAAAAACAGAAGCCAAGCGGCGCGAAAATATGGGCATACCGTCCAGCATTACCGCCGTTATTTCCGAAGCAGTAATCAACACCTACGGCGAAAACAACACCAAGAAGGGGGCGAAAAAATGAACAAGGATAAACTCTTTCTCGCGACAATCAACGGCGAACTTGTAGGCGTAATGACGATGGCTGACGCTATCAAATGTGCCTGGAACATGGATCACGCCACGCTTTCGCTCGAACCTGAACCGGCGCCAGCCGCAAAAGAGGCTTAAATCATGGCTGACGAAATAACCGTAAATTACAAGTCGCGCAAGTCCCATTCCGAATTTTCGGTGAAGGGAACGCCGACAAGGGCCTATCTTGCCGTGAGTGGCGATGCCGCCACGAATCCGAAGGTCTTGAAACAGATTGGCGATGTGCGTAAAGGCTCTTATGACTTCGCCACCGTTGACTGGATGGCCCGCCAGCTCAAAGAAACCTACTAGAGAATTTCATAAGCAAAAAAAAAGACTTTTCACAGGAGACTTTTAAAAATGCCAGAAACCGCAACCGAAGACAAGAAAATCCAGACCGTGCCGTCCATCAAGGTCGAGGAAGACTACTCCGTAACCGTCGTAAATAAGGCCAGCCTCTTGAGCTTCTTCAAGGATGGCGCCAACCTCGACGGCCTCTACAATGTCGTGCAGGCAAAGGCCCGCGCACTCGTTGCCGATGTAACGACCGCCGACGGCGTATCCAAGATCAAGAGCACCGCCCGACAGATTGCAAGCATCAAGAAGCGCGTTGACGATATTGGCAAGGACGTAGTTGCCGAACTCAAGGACTTGCCGAAGCAGATCGACGCGAACCGCAAGAAGTGGCGCGAAGACATGGAAGCCCTGCAAGAAGAAATCCGAAAGCCCGTGACCGAAATCGAGAACCGACAGAAGGAAATCGAGGAAATCAGGTCGATCCACGGCAAGATGGCTCTGTCCGGCTCCGAAGAAATCAAGGCCGCTATCGAATCTCTTGACAAAATCGAACTTACTGGCGATAAATGGAAGGAAAGCCTCGAAGACGCCACCGCCGCCGTGACCGCCGAAAAGGGCGCCCTCGAAGTCATGCTTAACGCCGCGCTCAAGAAGGAGGCCGAAGCCCGCGAGCTCGAAGAGCTCCGCAGGAAGCAGGAAGAAGCCGAGCGCATTATCCGCGAGCAGAAAATTCGCGAGGAGGCCGAGCGCAAGGCACGCGAAGAAGCCGAGGCCAGGGCCGCAGCAGAAAAGGCCCGCCTTGAACGCGAAAAGGCCGAGGCCGAACGCAAGGCCGCCGAGGCTGAAAAAGCCGCAAAGGAGGCCCTGGAACGCGAAGCGGAGGCACGCAGGAACCAGGCAACCGCAAGCGTCGATTTTCCCGTGTTCCAGGGGGCAGCCGCCACGGCCAACAACGGCGCACAAACCGCGACGCCCGGGAAAAGGCCGTCCAGGTGGACCGACGAACAGAAGAAAGTCAACAGCGCAATTCTCGCACGGTTTGCCGAAATCATCCGCGCAAGTCTGCCGAAGCACATCGCGGGCCATTCCGACCAGGGCTATGAACTCGCCGCAAACGAGGCCGCAAAGGAAATCATCAAGGCGATCGCGTGCGGAAAAATCGAAAACATCAACGTGAGGTACTAGCAACATGACACAGAAAAGAATCGAAGAAGAACGCGAATTTGCGGCCCAGTGCATGCTCGAAAAGTTCGATGAAATGCTTGAAGCCGGAGAAATCACTCAACAGCGCCACGACGAGCTCGTGGCAAAGGTAAAGGGGGTATAACCATGGAATTTATCGAAATCAAGCGCAATGAGGCCGAAAAGTCCGCATGGCTGGAAAAGCGCAAGCACTATGTAACCGGCACCGATGCCGGTAAACTGATAGGTGTCTCGCCTTATGGCGGCAAATTCGCCGTATGGCTCGACAAGACGGGCCGCGCCGCGCCCGTTGTCGAAACGCCCGCGATGAAGGCCGGCAAGAAGTTCGAATCGGCTATTTTGCAGACTTACGCCGAGGAAATGAACTGCAAGCTGGAGCACGTAGACGGCTACAACCTCATTACTTGCGACAAGTACCCGCGCCTCGGGGCGTCCCTCGACGGCTGGAACCACGACCTTCAAATTCCGGTCGATGCAAAGAACATCAAGTGGAAAAACGAGAAGTGGGGCGACGCATGGACGGACCAGTTCCCAGAATATTACAAGGCACAGCTCCAGGTGCAGATGATGGTGACGGGCGCGACATTCGCACATCTCGCCGTCATGTTCAGCGGCCAGGACTTCTTCATCTATTCCATGGAATACGACGAAGAAATGGCGCAGAAGATTCTCGACGCATCCGACGAATTTTGGCCCTATGTCGAACGCGACAAGATGCCGGAAGCCGACGGCTCCGACGAGGCCACGGAATACATCAAGAGTGAATTTTCCCGTGGTGACGCCGCCACGTTCAAGGAGCCGACAGAAGAAATCCTCGAAGCCTTGAAGGGCTTGCAGAAGGCAAAGCTCGACGAGAAGGATGCACAGAACCGCAAGACGGAATTCGAGAACCGCATCAAGCTGTTCATGGGCGACGCGACCGCGATCAAGGGCGTGTGTACCTGGAACAACAACAAGGACAGCGTGAAGACGGACTGGGAGCAGGTGGCAAGCGTGGCCCTCGCTTCAATGAGCGCCGAAGACCAGAAGAAACTGATAGCCTCGTACACGAAGACTAAACCCGGTGCGCGTGTTCTCCGAATCACGGCAAAAGGGTATTAAAATATAAGAAATAAATAATTTTTGGAACGACTGCAAAATTGTATATTGTATGCACAATTTGAACGAATAAACACCAAAAGAGGTAAACTAAAATGGAAAACAATAATTACAATGTTCCGGCAGAATTTAGCCCGCAGGGCAACGGCGACTTGACCGCCGGGGCGGTCGCCATGTCCTCCGCTGAAACCGCTGCAATCGCGATGGCTGCAAAGCAGAAGGCTATCGTAGAATCCAAGTACAAGATGGCCCTTGCACGCCCACGCGACCTTGACCTTGTGCGCCAGAAAATGCTCAAGGATGCGAGCCGCCCCAGCTTCGCGAACGTCGCAATCTATCACAAGCCCGTGGGCAACGGCATCGAAGGCCCGTCCATCCGTTTCGTGGAATCGGCAATCCGAAACATGACTAACATCGACGTCACGGCAACGACTATATCCGAAGACGACGAACGCCGCGTGATTAGCGTGTGTGCCGAAGACCTGGAATCGAACACATCCTATTCCCACGAAGTGACCGTAACGAAGACCGTTGAACGCCGAAAGCTCCCGCAGGGCGAAAAGCCCATCCGCGTGCGTGCTAACAGCAACGGACAGCCCATCTACATACTGCACGCCACCGACGACGAAATCCTGAACAAGCAGAACGCCCTTATTTCAAAGGCCGTCCGCACGCTCGGCCTCCGTCTTATTCCGGGCGACCTCGTAGACGAGGCCCTCTTGGAAATCAAGAAGACCATGGCACAGCAAGACCGACAGGATCCGGACGCGGCAAAGCACCGCATCATCGACGCTTTCGCACAGCTCGGCGTGAGCGTTGAGGCCCTGAAGGAATTTGTGGGCCACGAGCTTTCGGCATTGACGCCGAACGAAATCCAGTTGCTCCGCACCACATATACATCCATCAAGGATGGCGAAACAAGCTGGAAGGCCGTCATGGACGATAAGGCCGAAAAGGATGCCAACGCCAAGGAAAAGCAGAAGCAAGCAGCGGCTCCGACTTCTGCAAAGAAGGCCGAACCGAAGAAGGCTGAAACCGTGACCGAAAAGGCACAGACAAGAAACGACAAGAAATCCACCGCACCGAAGGCACAGCCGACCGTGACGGATGCCGAAGTCGTGGAAGATTCGGAAACGGAAACTGAACCGGAAGACAGCGACATGTTCGCATAGCCGATGAAAAGGCCCCTGAAATATCCTACCGCGTCGATAGTAGGCGAAAAGTTCGGCCTACATTCCGAAGAATACAAGCGCGTATATGCGCTTGAACAATGGGCGGCGCGGCATGGCTACAAAGGGCATAAGAAGCACATCGTACCGACAAAACACGATCGAAGCAAGCAGCAATCTTTAATCTTGATGGACTTTTAATAGGACTAGTATAACATGGCATACTTGAACAGGGCCACGCTTATCGGCAACATCGGGAAAGACCCCGAAATAAAGACACTCCAGAACGGCAGGAAATTTGTTTCTTTCTCGCTCGCCACAAGCAAGCGTTACCGCGACAACAACGGCGAACAGAAAGAAGAAACCCAATGGCATAACATCGTTATTTGGGGCAAGACCGCCGAGACCTTCGAGAATATCGGGATCGTAAAGGGGACACAGCTCTACATCGAGGGCGAAATCACCAACCGGAGCTGGACCGACCCGACAACGGGGCAGAAGCGATACACCACCGAAATCAACGTAAGCACGTTCCAGATTCTTTCGTCAAGGAATACGCAGGGAACATTCGGCAACGGCGCAAGCAACGGGAGCGCATACGGCGCAAGCCAGCAGACGCGACCGCAACCGGAATACAATTCGAGCGACGACTTCGATTTACCTTTTTAAGTCACGGCGCGTCAATTTCTGATTCGGTCTATGGTCAGAAATTGACGCAGTTGCCAGCCTTCGCCTAAAAGGTGTGACGAATTAGGCACAACGCCATCATAGCTCAACGGTAGAGCAGCAAAAGCGAGTCTATGCTACTCGGATGCACAACGCATCGTGCGGGTTCGAGCCCCGCTGATGGCACTAGCCCTTGAAGGCAAAATTTTGAAGCGAGGACGCAGACATGAATAACCCATCAAAAATACATCGAGCTGAAAACATGTGGATCATGTTTGCGCCGTACCGCCACGCCATCAAGGAGGACTGTCCCGCGAAAGTAAAGCTCGCCCTGATGGTGAACAAATGGATGAACCCGTGGCACGCGATGCAGGACCTGGAAAAGGTAATACCGGCCAAAAGGCTCGCGAAACTGAAAGAGAATTTAAAAGGATAATCTACAACGAGGTAAAACAAAATGAACGAAAAAAATCATATCTATGACGATTGCATCGGGAATCCGCCGTTTGACGGTGCCATTAAGATTCTCGACGAGAACTACTTGACGGAGCAACAGCGCAAGCACTTCGAAGAAAAGAAGACCCAGATCGAAGCTGTCAAGACGGCAACCGAAACCGAAGAAACGCTTAAGAAGATAGCTCTCGCAAATTTGACCTATGCAATGGACTTGCAAGGTAAATGTAACAGGCTTAAAGAAGAAAGTTCTCGCAAAATCGAAAATATCAACGAATGCAATAACGCCCGTGCTAAAAAATACGACGATAATTGCCGAAAGCTAGGAAAAGCCATGGGCGTGATGGTAGCCTGCTACCAGGCTATCGACAGAAACTTTGGTGACAAGATTCGCGAGCACATCGAGAAGAACAACCGCACCCAGAAGGAAGGACAGATGAGAGCCCTCATGGAGCAGATGCAGAGGCTCACGAAGTAGAATTTACTTAAAAGCCCTCCGGGCCGCATTTTACCACAACACAACGGTATAATGAACCCATATCTATTGACCGCCCGGAGGGCGAACTTTTGAAAATCGCGTTGCCTATAACTGGACGTTAGGGACGCGATGGCGCGGCGAGGCGGCTCGTAGAGATTCTCCATTTTTCGCTTACCGCCCACGCCACTAGGCGGCATAAAAATAGCTGGATAAGCTGATGCCAACGAAGACGGGTAAAACGCCGCGCCTCCACCCGCAGGGCCATAACTGCGGGTAAGGATTTGAAACGACGAGGAATGACAAATGGAAATCAACGGCAAAGTACATTGCTTTTTTGAACAATCAGGAACGTTCAAAAACGAGTTCATCAAGCTCGGCATCCCTGCCGAAGATTACGACATACAAAATAATTTCGGGCAGACCGACCACATTGTCGATTTATTTGATCATATAGAAAGAGAGTATGACAAGACAAGACAAGACAAGACAAGACAATTTTCGACGATATAACTAAGGACGATTTAATCGTGGCGTTTTTTCCGTGTATTGAATTTTCATGCGTTGCACAAATGTGGTTCTCTTTGTCGCACAAAGATTTTAGAAAATGGGATGACCGAAAAAAAATAGAATACATCATTACAAAAAATCGAAATCGCGCCGTGATGTTTGAGCGTTTAATCAAATTCTGTTCAATTTGCCTCACAAGAAAAATTAAAATGATTTTTGAAAATCCCTGGAGCGAAAACACCTATTTGAAGCAGAATGTTTTTCTAAAAAAACCGACGATAATAGACCAAAATAGAACACGGCGTGGAGATTTTTTTGTAAAGCCTACCGCATACTGGTTTTGGAATTGCGAGCCATCTAACGGGTACACTTACCAGCCGACTTTAAATGAAAATCGAAAGAAAATAGATAAAATGAAGAAGGCGCCACATGCTGGACTTTGCAGCGAAGAGCGTAGTATGATTTCGCCCGATTACGCACGTAATTTTATCTGCGATTTCATACTTGGCAAGAAACAAGACATTGGGCAACTCTCATTCTTTTAAAGGACTAAAAACAATGGCTAACTGGGAATCGCTCATAGGCGCGAAAATCGAAGCCCACCGCGATACACACACCGTCTGCAAGATAGAGGACGCAGGAAAGCGCAACTCAAGACGCGCACAGCTCAAATGGAAGCACGAACACCGCGCCGAGGAAAACGAACGCAGGCGCAAGTGGGAAGCGAAGAATCCGGACAAGGTGCGCGAATACCGCGAACGCGCAAAGCCAGCTATCAAGAAGTGGGCCGAAGAACATAAGGACAGAGTAAGAGAACTTGGTCGCAAGAGCGACGCCAAGCGCCGCAATAGCGAGAAGAGAAAGTCGTGGGAGAAAGCCTACAGGCAGACTCCGGAATACAGGGAACGCCGACGCGAGTACGATAGACTGCGAAATCAGACGCCGGAACGCAAAGCTTGGGAACGGGAACGCAGCAAGAGGCGCAGGGAAACGGCGAAGGCGGCAAAGACGAAGGAGGTCGCATAGATGCCAAAACAGACCGCACAGCAGCTCGCACGGCAGAAGCTGGCAGCAACCGACCTCGCAAAGTTCGCACCGCCGTCCAAAAGGAAGAAGGCCGAGCCGGATCCGCCGAAGTTCACGAAGCCAGCCGTGAAGATGAGCGCAGCCGAGCGCAAGGCGAAGCAGAAGGCATACGCCCACGCCTACTACCTCGCCCACAAGGACGAGAAAAAGAAGCGCGATGCTGAGTACCGCCAAAAGAACCCCGAAGTCTACCGAAGCAACAGCCTTCAATGGTACTACGAGAACAAGGACCGTTGCAACGCGAGAAACAAGGAATGGCGGGAAACACACAAGGAGCAGAAATTGAAAGCCCACCGCAAGTGGATAGCCAACCACCCAGGCTACTACACCAAGGAAGCCAAATTCAAACGCAAGGAGAAACGAGAGAATGGAAAAGGAATTTAGCGCGGCACTACACCCGACACAGTACGGCAGCCACATCAAGGACGGACGCCACAGGGAAACGCACATCAACCCCGAAGTCCTGAAGCTGATGGATGCAGGAATGAGCAAACGCTCCGCCTACCGCCATGCGGCGGCAACGAAGCTCAAGAAAAAAGAACCGGATTTCAACTACGAACGAAACACACCGAAAGGAAAATGGGTATGAAGTGCGATGAACTGAAAGATTACGATTACGACCCCGATTTCCCATTCCAAAGCAGAGGAAGATTCTACGATGCTGACGAAGTGGAAAATGCCATTGATGAACTCAAGGCAGCACACCACAAGGAACGCCACGAGTATATCGAAATGGTGGCACAGCTTAAGGCCAAACTTGCCGAGCAGGAAGAAAACATCATGAACAAGAAAAAGATAAACGCCTTCGACTGCATTTGCGTAACCGATGTAAGAATAATCCCGATTAAACAAATTGAGGGGCTGACACACACCAAGGCACTCGCAGAAGTCGTTTTCAACGACCAGCTATTGATCCGCGGCATCCGAGTAGTGGAAGGCGCGAACGGACTTTACATATCGTACCCGTTCCCGTTCCATCCGACAACGGGCGAAGACGGACAACCAAGAAGTTACGTTTTCCCGATAACAAATGTGTTGCGCGACCATGTGGAAGCGGTCGTGCTGGAAAAATACCAAGACACCGTTAATAATGAAAAAGTAACAATTAAATAAGTTGCGTTCCATGAAATAATTTTCTATAATAAATCACGGCTCGTTAGGACTTTGTCGGGAAAATCGTTTTTTTTCATTTGACGAACCTCGCCCGCACAAACCATGGTTCGAAGCCGTGGGAGCCACTAAAAAAAACGCCGATGGGTGCATGACACAACAGACCACAACACAACCAAAAAACTTTCTTCGTCGGTCTGTCCGTAAACATACACAACGACCGCACCCGGAGGCAAACCTTTAGCAAGAAAAAAAA